ATCGTTTGGTTAGGCCGGTATCTTGGCCGTTCGGGTATGCACGTCTGCAGGCCGTCAGTATCTCGACGGTGTCTTGGTAGTCGGGCCTTACTTGGCGGCCTGCTTGTTCGGCGAGTTCTTCGTCACCTGACCCTGGCGGGACGGTGCTGCGGAGCTCTTGGCGGCCGTGGCCGGCTTGCCGAATGAGGTTGGAGCCGGAAGGAGGTCGTCACCTTCCAGCCAGTCGTCGATGTCCTTCTCGACCTTCTTGCGGATATCCGCCTTCAGCCTCGGGAAGATCTTGTCGATGATGTTGCGCATCTGCTCGCGACGAACTTCCTTCGGAGCGTCGATCGTGGCGAGCTGCTCGGCGACCGAGAGGTCGTCAACGAGGCGCATCACGTCGTAGGTGTCGGGATATTTAACCAGGCGATCGTCAGGTGCCTTGTCGCCGGACCAGAGGCAGACGAGCTCCACGATTTCGTTCTCGGCCTTCTCCATCGACTGACCTTTGGAGGTCAGCAGCGAGTTGACGCGTTCGAAGTCGTAGGCCTTGGCGACGCCCGACGAATTGTCGATACCGACGGAATTGTCTTCCTTGGTGCGTTCGCCGGCCAGGCCGACGGTGTTGTAGATTTCGCCGATGATCTTGTTGATGACCGTCAGGATCATCTGAGCCTGTTTCGGATCGGGCGAGATAAACTGCGGTGCGCCATTGGCACCAGTGCCGCCGTCGTAGATCAGGACGCGCTTGGTCGAGAGCTCGACCAGTTTGTTGTAGGCTTCCTCGCCAGGCAGCAGACCCTGCGCCGGCATGGTGAGCTGGGAGAAGGTCTGATCCTGGATGATGGCGTCAAGGTTCGACAGGTAGTTGGCGACCGCGCGATCGAGATAGGCGATATCGTCAATGAGGCCTGGTGTGCGATAAGGATTGTCGGTGATGATATGGTCGAGGAAGACGACCGGAACCTTGCCGAGCTTATGCTCACCAGAGTCCACCAGGCGGACCTTCTTCTTGTCGATCTTCTTGCCATCAGCCGAAGTCGTCGAGAAAGATTCCGCAAGCTCCTCATAGAGTTGCCAATCGGTGCGTGTCCAGAGGCGAACGCGAGCCACGACATCACCCGAACCATTGATCGGATCGGCGTCGTCACGGACGTATTCGCGGATCTTCACCCAAAGCAGGCCGCCGTCACCATCTTCGTCATAGGCATAGTCGAGCAGATCGGTGACATCGACGGGATAGCTGTAGATGCGCATCTTCTGCGTCTTGGCTTCGGCAACAGAAACCGAGCCGACGCGGATGTTATTATCCACCACCAGCGCTACGCGGCCCTTCTGCGACGACGAGGTCGTGGCAGAGCGCATAAGCTGAGCGATATTCATGTTCTGAAGGGTGGCGTTCTTCCAGAACTGTTTGACCGAGTCCGGAGCGTCCTGATCGTTGCGAACGATGGCGCCCTTGAAAAGATACTTGACGACGAGATCCACAACCTCGCGCGTGTGGTTGAAGCGGTATGCCCTGCCCTTTCGAGCCTTGAACTCGCGATTGCCTTCCTTCACGTATTTGAAGATGTTGTCCTCAAACCACGCGCGGCCGCCTTCGTAAGTCCGTTCGACAAAGTGCCAATGCGCAATCGAACGGGCATAGTCTGGATGCCTGCGATCGTAAAATGCGCGGAGAATTTCATCGGACATAATGGGGCCTTTGCTTCAGTCCATGAAATTGTAAGTCAGTTTTTACTGACACGCAACCTTAAAGGCTGACGCCGAGCACCTCGACCTTGCGGACGGGATATTCGTAATCCGTGAAGTAGCCGAGCGCGTCGGCCGGATGCTCGACACCCATCCTCTTATCGACATCACGCGTTCCAGCCTTGTAGATCGTCTGCTCCATCGCCTCGATCGTCTTCTTGCACTTCGGATCGAACCGCATGCGGATTTGTCCGTCGGCATTGCGCAGCAGACGGTTGACCGAGTTGACGCGATCGGCGACCGGCGGGTGCTTGCGCTTGAAGATGATGCGCTTGAAACCGGCGTCACGCAGAATATCGAGGTCGGACTCGCCGCGGCCGTGCGACCGGTTGTTGCCGGCGGGGTCGGGATAGAACGTGACCGAGTTCATCTGCCGGTGATAGCGCCTGGCGACCTCGTCGGAGGTCTCTTGCGTATTCGAGCCATAGAGAATGATCTCATCGACCACCCAAACCTCGCCGTTGTCCTGAACCTGCATGACGACAGAGGACATCGGATCGATGTTGAAGTCCTGGCCGATGACGATCGGCAGCCGCGGATTGAATTCGCAGCGCTGGACGTGGTCCTTGCGATCGAAGGCATAGTAGACGCGGCCCGACATCGACTCGAAGGATGCCTCGAACTCCTGACGGAAGGTCTTCGGATCCATTTCGCGGCGCGCATGGTCGATTTCGGCGCGTGGAATGAACGGCGACATGATCGTCGGGAACTGCCAGCTCTTCCACTGATTGATGACCACCCTGCCCTTGTCGTCGACATAGGTGTCGCCACGCTGCCCAAGGACATACATGTCGTAAAGGTGGTTGAACTGCTTCGGCGTGCCGATGAAGATGACCTGGCCGCCGGTCGATGCCAGAGTCGGACGCAGAACCTCTTCCCAGGTCTCGCGCTTCATGTCCTGGAACTCGTCGAGGACCAGGAAGTTGATACCGACGCCGCGGAGCGTGTCAGGGTTATCGGCGCCCTTCAGCTCGATGCGCGATCCATTGATGAGCCGGATCGTCATGCGAGTTTCGTTGATGCCGTTATGGATGATCAGCTTTTTCGGGATGCAGCGCTTCAAATCGTCCCAAAGGATCTGCCGAGCCATCTGGTAGGTCGGTGCGACATACCAGACGAGCTGATTGCGGCGCAGACAGGCAGCCTTGATCAGTGCGATCTTGGAAATCTGCGTCTTGCCCCAGCGTCGGCCGGCGACAATCACCTTGAAACGGCGCTTGTCCTTCAGCACGACCTTCTGGCCGCGGTGAGCCTTGAGAATGATATTGGCTGCCATCAGAGGCTTTCCTCTTCGGCGGCATGGATCGAGGCGAGGATCGCTTCCGGATCCTCGTCATCGGCGATCAGTCCGTTATCCTTGTGGTGGGCGAGAATGTCTTCGTCGGTGAGATCCTCGAAGTGGATCTGCGGCAGATCATCCTCGTCGACCACCTCGTCGGCTCTTAGAACATCGAGGCGCGTCAGCGTGTTTTCGACCAGGATCTTCTGGAAGCGCTGGACGGCTTTCAGGTCGTCGTCGATCGAGGCCATCACAGCCTTGTTCTTGACGGCCTCGGCGACGATGCGCTTGGCGAGCATGTCGGCCTGCTTCAGAGACCGGTAGCCCTGGACGCGCGTCTCTTCGATCCATTCGTTGCGCTTTTCGGAATAGCGATCGACGCCCTCAGCAGCCGTCTGAACAGCGCTAGTCGCCGCCGCTGCCTTGATGCCCTGGGAGACCGCGGCTTGCACCTCGTGCGCTCGTGAGCCGAAAGAGACGCTATCGTCCTTGAACTTCTTCGACAGTGTCTGCCGGGTGATGCCGAACTTGTCTGCAAGCTCCGCAAGACGGGCCTGGCCGAGCTCATAGAGCTCCCTCGCCTGGGCGTATTCGGCGTCAGTGATGCGCCGGCCTGTGTTGGGCTTGCCGGAGTCTTCACCCGGAGTGTCTGATTCGATTTCCATATTCATTCGCTTGTTAGTCAGTCAGTATTTACTGGTATTATTGCACGGCCGGAACTTCCGGTCCATCTGCATACATACTAATTATATATCTATAAGAACTATAATATATATAACTATGTATGCAGACGGCTCCGGAAACTACTTACGGAACCAATGGTATAGAGAGGCAGTTGGTTTGATTAAAACACACATTCCGGCCCGCTCTTTCACAATCAACTTCCGGTCCTCGAAGACTTTCAGCGTTTTCCTTAGTGTTCCGTAGGCGTTGTTCCACGAAAGCATCTCGTGGACCTCCGTTACATTCAGGAAGATGCCATCATCTGCGGCTTTCAGGATGATCTCGGCGATCTCGCACTGCTTCTTGCCTCGCTGAATGCCGGTCATGGCTTCCATTTCAGAGGTTCGCGCGGACCCTGACAGTCGAACGCGGTCAGCGGTAGGCGATCAGGAACCGTTCCGGCCCTGTCCGGGCACTTCCAGATCCCATACATCGGCGAGGCCAGCGACATTTGCTGGATACCCTTGATGACATCGCGGCCGGTCATGGCTGCGACGCGTGCATCGGCGCGTTCACGCTGAGCGACGCCGGTGTTCTCCAGAGCCGAATGACGCTGATAGAACTCCTTGCACTCCTGGAGCAGCCGATTATGGCTGTCCGAACGCTCGAGCTCGGCGACAATCGCCTCGAAGTCCTGGGGCGACGCATCGAAATGCGACCGGAAGAACTTCATGCCCTTCTCGAACTTGTTGGCGTTCATCGGCCGGACGAAATCGAAGCCTGCCTTCTGGCCGAAGATGTTGAACTTCGACATCGACGACTGGATTTCCATGAACTGATGACCGTCCATGCGCGATACCAGGTTCATCATCCGGTAGCCGGCGCCGATACCGCGGAACATCGTGTCAACGACGAAGCGGGAGATCACCCGAAAATTGGCGTTGATGTATTTGTAGCGGTTGGTGTTGGTGATCTTGGTCTCGTTGGCGCCAGGTGCAAGCTTTGGAAAGACCTTGTGTCTCTCCTTCAGCATGCCCTTCGGCTGGCCGACGACGAGAACGCCGACGGTTTGACCATGCAGAGCCAGGCGCCAGAACTGCGGCCCGATCGGCAGACCTTCTGCCTTGTAGTGCAGATCGTGCAGCAATTCCCAATCGTCCTTGGAGCCGCGTTCGACAAACATCTCGTCAGCGAGCGCAAAGCGACCCCGAGCATGTTTGTTTAGCGTCACAATCGTCTCAGTTTCGCTCACAGCGCGCTCCGTCGACTTTTGCGAACACAGGTGCGCTCGCAGAGCAGGTGCTCACCAGGAGCGAAATAGCGAAAGAAAGAATTAGCGCTCGCATCAGATCACCTTGCCGGTGTTGGCTTCAACGCGAACGGCACGATCATCCCAAAGCTCGATCATCGCGTAGTCCTTCCTGTTGGTTACAGGCAGCCGCTCGCCGATGTGCTTCTCGGTCCAGTCCTGAATGATGGCTGCGATCGAACCGGTCGTGTCGTCGCAGACGCGCGCCGTCATGATTTTCACCTTCTGGCCTTGGTCGAGCCAGGCCTGGACGCGGCGAACCATCAGCGGAACGGGCTCGCCAATGTGATTTTCGCCTCTCCAGCGGTCGTATTTCGCGAGGGTGCCATCGAGATCGACACCGATCCATCCGTTGTTGCTCATTCGATCAACTCCCAATCATCCGCGAGGCTATCGATCTGTGAGGCCTGCCAGCCAGTCATGGTCGTGCCGTCGCCGTTCTTCAAATTCAGGTTCGGCAGGCGCGTAACCGTGCCTTTGTCGCCCTTCTCGAAGAGATCTGCGTTCATCGCAGCCTCGATCCGGCTTTTGCCGAACAGCTTCGAGTCGTCGCGCGAGCCGAGCTCCAGGTAGACGAAGCCGCTCTTCCAGCCCTTGCGCCTGGCTGTGCCGCCCTTCTTGACGTATTCAAGTGCCTGGCCGTAATTCATGCCGCCTCCCCTCCCCTGACGATGTCGATCCGCTCCTTGAAGCGCTTGTAAATCGTCAGGTCCGGGCCGAGCTCCTCGATCAGATCCTCGTGGGTCGTGGCGACCATGAAGGTCTTGCCGCGTTCGCGTGCGACCTTCTGCAGATTGAAGGAGATCGCCTTGGCGGTGTTGCGGTCGAGAACGGCGCCGAACTCGTCTGCCACCCAAACATCGGCGTCCTGCTCGAGGAGCATCGCCAGCTTCAGGCGGTAGCGCTGGCCGTCGGAGAGTTCAGACGGCTTGCGAATGTAGATCCAGGCATCGGCAATGCCCGCCTTGGCAAGAAGGAACGTCGCCTCGGTCATGTTCTTGCCAAGCAGATCGATGACAGGGCGTTCCGGAAGGACGATCTCGTTCAGATCGGCGACCTTGAGGCCGTGACCGCGCATGAGCTCGATGAGCGAGCGCAGCAGCAGCGACTTGCCGGAGCCGGACTGGCCGTGAATGAAGACGACAAAGCCCTGGAGGATCTCCAGCGTCAGCTTGTCATAGATCACGAATTCTTTGTCGGTTAGCCCAAGGCCGAAACCTTCCGCCACCTCGAGCACGCGATCGGTGCGCTCGACGGAGGACGTGAAGGATTTGCTGATGGTATAGGCGGTCATTCGAAATATTCCTCTTCGTCATCCACCGGCTCCAGCATCGGATCGATGGTCGTGCCATCGAAGAGGATTGCCGGCGCCATGGCGGCACCTTCGGCGAGTTCGATCTTCAGGGTCTCCAGGCAGCCGACATAGGCGTGCAGATCATTGGTCGGGATGATGCGATCATCGAGGCAGACGTCGGTGAAGAAGAGCTTGGTGGTCGGATGACGGGCAACCATCACCAGACCTTCGAGCTCGCCCTTCTCGACCAGGTTGATGACGGCCCGGAGAACCTCGAGCATCGCCTCGCGGTGTTCCTGCTTGCCGTCGGCCTGCAGCTTCTTCTGCTGGCGCTTGGCGGCACGCTTTTGCTTTGCCTGTTCGGCGCGAGCGACCGCGTAAGGCCGCCGGCTCTTGAAATCGATGACCTTGTCTTCGCTCATGCGGCGCGATCCAGGTTGATCTGCACGAAGTCGATCAACGCCTGAGCACCTAGCTTGCCGGTGGATTTCTCCATGCGGCCCATGAGGTCGCGCAGCAGCCGGCTTTCGGCGATCGTGACGCGCTTGAAGCCGAGTGCATCGGCGACCGGAGCGGCGACATCGTCGATCTGCTCGGAGGCGGCCTTGTTGTCGTCCTTCTGCGTCTGCACCGCGGCGCCGATATCCTCGACGAACAGCGAGTCATCCATTTCGCCGAGATCGGACGTCATGAAGTCTAGTTCGCGCTCGCTGTAGCCCATCGCGGTAAAGTCGAGGTCGAGATTGAACTCGGCGAGGATCTGCAGCTCCTGCTGCTCGAGCGCCGTGTCGTATTCGGTCGAGGCGACGCGATTGTCAGCCAGGCGCTGGGCGTTGGCCTCTTCCTTCGTCAGGTCGTCGCGGACGATGACCGGCACCTTCTTCATGCCGAGCTTCAGACCAGCCAGGCGGCGGCCGTGACCGGCGATGATCTCCAGATCCTTGTCGACGACGATCGGCTGTGTCCAGCCGAGGCGCTGGATGAGCGCT